GAACTGATATTGTTGTCAGACCTGCTGAATTTGTAGCCGTAATGAACAAATGTAAAGACCACTATGAAAACGAAAGGAAACAAAATGGAAATTGACAAAATTGCAAGTTTGCAACTACAGCCTAACGATATTCTAGTTTTGAATTATGGTGGTAAGCTTAGTGATGTTATGTTTGAACATGTAAAAAGTTGCATTGAAGGTATTGCACCTGGACACAAGGCTATTATTCTTGAAGAAGGTTCTACTTTGCAAGTCCTCAAGCCTGCTTTAAAATGGACTTCAGACTTGCCGACGCAAGAGGGTTGGTATTGGTTTAACGATTCAGGCAGCCCTTTGTATTGGGACGGTAAGCAATGGACTAATTTGGATTGCTATGAGGCTGACTACAAAAATGAAACGTGGTATGGCCCAATTGAGCCGCCTGAGTGTCCGTAAGGTGCGTGTGAAATCATGAAAATGTCGGCGGAACAGCTTAAATCTATACGCACTTCCATGAACCTCGATATTGTCAGTATGGTGGCTATTCTTGGTTGGAAATACCGCACATATCAGGATCGCGAGTTGGGTAATCGTGGTATTCCTGACAAAGCCGCTGAACAAGTTTTAGCGGCTCAGCGACATAACGCCGAAGTGATGAATGGGATAAAGAACAGACTTGCCGTTGATATTGAAAAGAAGTTTCCTTCTGGTATTTTGTCGGTTGTTGAATAAATTTGTTGAAAGGGAAAATATGAATTTACCGATTGATAATGAAGAAGAATCGAATTGCGTTGATTCGGTGTGGAATTTAATTACTTCGCTGCAACCGCTACTTCGCAACGGTGTTTACCTTAGATGTGCAAATCTTGTTGAAATGGACAAGATTGATGATATCCACAGACATATGGAAGCTTGCGTTGAGTCGTTTGAGCGTCTTGAGGTTAAATTTAGGCAAGTGCGTCATCAATTTTATTCAAAAAACAATATTTAAATTATTTTCAAAATAATCATTGACACCTCACATATATTCAGATATATGAATACTCAACAAAAGAGTTCAACGCTTTAGGGCGAATTAGAACTTGCCGAATCAAATACTTACGCTACAACGGGTAGTGTGAGAAAGTCGCTAAACAAACAGGTGGGTAGCGCAACTTGCTAAAAAACTTCTTCCACATAATGCCCGACGTGTCTGTCTGCTTGTTCCTGCTTGGAATAATTGCCGTCTTTTTCGGCGTCTATCAGCTTTCAATCCCCGTTGCTTACATTGTTCTTGGTATCCTGCTTATTGTTACGGCGCTTGTTAAAGCTCGCGCTGAGGCAATTGCTAAAGCTAAACCTATCGGTGAAAACTGATGGGGTTCCTAAGCTCGCTCTTTGAAAAACGTGCTTCAGTAGGAGCTTCTGTAAATATCAGCAATGGCGGCGATTCGGCGTTAGCAGGTATGTTCGGCGGCAGCGCAGGAACAGCTTCAGGCCAGAATGTTAACGCCGATACAGCATTAAAGATTTCTACAGTATGGGCTTGTATGAATCGTCGAGGTAAAGCCTTCGCAATGCTGCCGCTTCATGTTATGAAGGAACTGCCTGGAAACGGCCATGAGATAGCTAAGTCGCACAGGTTATACAAGCAGATGCACCTGAAGCCGAACGCTTGGCAGACATCGTATGAATGGCGTTTAACTGGCATGACGCATCTTCAGTTGCGCGGCAACTTTTACAACTTGAAGATAAGCACACCGGGGCGCGGCTTAAATCAGCTTGTGCCGCTTGATCCTGATAGAATGTGGCCGTTTGTTATTACACCGGCCGGTATTACTTATTACATGAATGACAGCAGCCCGACGCCGCCTGCTGGCTCTAAATTGTTCTATCAGTATTTTGCGGTGAATGCTCAAAGTGAAATTTACACCGCTGACGAGATACTGCATTTCAGAAACACATCTACCAACGGTATTGTGGGCAAAACGCTAATCCGGTTGATGGCTGAATCAGTTGGCCTCTCGATGGCGATGGAAGAACAGGGTGCGCGGCTGTTTACGAATGGCGCTCAAATTGGCAAGGTATTTACACATCCTGCTAAACTGGACGATCCGGCGTTTGACAGACTGAAGAAACAACTTGACCAATATTCAGGCGCGGCTAATTCCCACAGAACAATCATACTTGAAAATGGAATGGACATTTCAAGTTTAAGTATGACAATGCAAGATTCGCAGTTTATCGAAAGTCGCAAGTTTCAAGTTGAGGATATTTGTTCATACCTTGATATTCCAATGATGTTAATTCATCGTTCAGGTGACAAGAATCAAACGTTTGCAAGTGCTGAAGTTATTATGCAGATGTTTATAACTTTGAACATGCAACCTGATTTTGAAAATTTTGAACAGCGGCTTAAAGTAGATTTGCTTTACGACTCAGAACAAGATTACTATTTTAATTTTGACTTTGATGAATTGATGCGCGGCGACACAGCAGCGAGAGCGAGTTACTATCAAGCGCGTTTAAACACAGGTTCTCTGACGCCGAATGACATTAAACGTAAAGAGGGTGAAAGCCCCTACTCAATGGAAGAATGTGACGCTGTTTATATGGGTAGTGGTATTCAAGCTGCAAAGAATGTGTTGAATCCACCTGAACCTGTAGCTAAACCTGAAGTTAAAGTTGATCCTAAAGTTGACGAGGTAAAACCATGAAAGTTTCCGGTGAAATTATAAATATGCTAAACGCTCGTTTGGCCGAAGAACACGCTGCTTACGTTCAGTACACTACTCACGCAAGTATGGTGGCTAACAATGGCTACGCAAAGCTCGCTGCCTACATTAAGAAACGTGCTGAAGATGAACGGGAACACGCTCAGGAACTTATTGACCGTATTCTGTTTCTTGAAGGAACGCCGATCTTTGAAATAGTTGCTCCTGTAACTGTGGGCAAAGACGTTATTGAAATGTTTCCTTTCGATCAGACTGCCGAAATCAACGCAATCGCCGGTTATGCTGAAGGTATTAATCTTTGCGTAGCGAACAACGACTTCGGAACACGCAAGTTACTTGAGCATATTCTTGAAGAAGAGGAAGCACATCTTAATGCAATTGAATCAAATCTAACTCAGATAATTAATTCAGGTATAGAAAATTATTTAATCGCTCAAGTTGATTAAAGGAGCAAATTATGGAACTTGAAACTAGAGATTTAGAAACTGTAATGGAGCGTAGAACTTATACGGCTGAGTTGCGTATTGAACCACCTTCCATTGGAAAGAGAACTCCGACGATAAGAGGTTACGCTGCAAAGTTTAATACTCTTAGCGAAGTGATGCCGATGAAAGATACCGACGGTAAAACGGTGTACTTCAGAGAGCAACTAATGCCTGGATGTTTTTCAGCGGCAATTGCAGTGTCGGATTGCAGGTCGCTCTTCAATCACGACCCGAATCTCATTATGGGACGTACTTTGGCCGGTACTTTGAGAATTAAAGAAGATGACGTTGGTTTGGCATTTGAGAACGACCCGCCTGATACGAGCTATTCACGCGACCTGCAAGTTTCAATGCAGCGCGGGGACATTAGCCAGTGCAGTTTTGGCTTTACGGTTTCCGATAAAGGTGATAGTTGGGAACGTGACAGCGCAAACCCGGGGCAATTTATTAGGTCTATAAACAGCATTGCGCGTCTGTATGACGCAAGCCCTGTAACATATCCGGCTTACGTAGATACATCATGTGCATTGCGTTCAATGCACTCGCAAATTGATGTTGAAGATGCGGCTGCATCAAAAGCCGCAGCAGATAAAGCCGAAGAACAACGCAAAATGGAAATGGAAAGTCTTGAACTTGAACTTCAGTTAGCTGAAATGGACACCGAAGGCACTCCTGAAAAACGGGTGGATATGGGATATGCTTCTTACAACACAATAGGTACGTGTGAAGAATGTAATGAAGAAGGTTGTCTTTGTTCAACTTGTGAAAATGTTAAAAATTGTACCCTTATGACCAAATCTGAAGGAGGTACTTGCACCAAATGTATGAAGCCTAAATGTCAGTGTTTAACGTGTCCAAATACTGATAAAGCTACGTTGATGAAAATGAATTATTTGTATTAAAGCAGAGCTGTAAGAACCCGCGAGGGAATTTTAAGTAATAAAAGGAGATTCAAATGGCAACTTTGAACGAACTCCGCGATCTTCGCGGGACGGCGGTAGCTGAAGCAAGAAAGATTAAAGACGCTGCTGACACGGCAGGCCGCCCCTTGAGTGCTGAAGAAAGGGCGAGCTTTAACCTGTTCATGGACGATTCGATTAAGTACAAAGCTCAGATTGACGACGAAGTTCGTCTTCAGGACACTGAGCGGGAACTGGCAACAGTTGCAATTGCTGCCGCTGCTGACACACGCGGTATAGGTGCCGATCCTCGCGACGAGTTTCGAGCCGATGCTTTCCGCAAAATGATTCTTGAGGGCGAAAGACACCTTAACGTTGAAGAACTCGTATCCCTTCGCAAAGAACTGATTGAGTCTCGTGGTCTGTCTGCCGGTACTGACATCAAGGGTGGTTTTACTCTCACCCCTGCTGAATTTGTCAATCAGCTCCTGGCTAACGTCAAGAACCGCGTTTTCATGCGAGGTCTTGCTACAATCATTCCTCTCAACGGTTCAATGTCTTGCGGCGTACCTACCCTGGACACCGATGTTGCTGATGCTGATTGGACTCCTGAAGTTGGTACTGTTGCTGAAGATACAAACATGGCTTTCGGCAAACGTTCCCTCACTCCGCACCCTCTGTCCAAACTGGTTAAGGTTTCTGAGCCTCTGCTTCGCAACTCAGCCCTTCCAATTGAAGGTATTGTCAATGACCGTATCGGCTACAAGTTCGGCGTGGCAATGGAGAAAGGCTACCTGACAGGTAACGGCTCGCAGCAGCCTCTTGGCGTATTCACCGCAAGTGCTGATGGCGTTCCTACCTCACGCGACGTTTCCGAAGGTAACACCGCGACTGAGATTACTGCTGACAACCTGATTGCTGTTAAATACAGCATGAAAGCTCAGTACATGGCATCTGCACAGTGGTTATTCCATCGTGACGCTATCAAACAGCTTGCTCTGCTCAAAGACGGTAACGGATGTTATCTGTTCGACCTCTCTGAAAAATCCGGCGTTCCTGACATGCTGCTTGGCCGTCCAATGATGATGTCTGAATATGCTCCGAACACTTTCACTACAGGTCAGTATGTGGGTATGTTCGCAGACTTCACGCACTATTGGATCGCAGACAGTCTTGCACTTCAGTTCCGTAGATTGAACGAGCTGTTTGCTCTGAACAATCAAATTGGATTCATCGCCAGGCTCGAAACGGACGGTATGCCAGTTTTGGCTGAAGCTTTCACCCGTATTAAGTTGGGGTAGTTTTCGTGCGATAAATCTTTTAACTATTAAACTTAAAAGCCGCTCTTAACTGAGCGGCTACAAGGAGAAACATTATGGAAAACTTGAGTACAAGTGTAAAACTTACGCAGGCCACTACCACCGATGCCGGTGTTGCCGCCACAACTGCCATAAAAGGCACAGCAATCGACATGAGCGATTACGAAACTTGCTTGTTTGTCGTTCCTTTCGGAACTATTACGTCCGGTGCTGTAACTTCGATCAAAGTTCAGCAGTCTGTTGATACAACTGATGGTAACTTCGCTGACTTGGCCGGAACTTCTGTTACGGTAGCAGATACCAACGACAACACCACCTTTTATGTTGAAGTGACTAAACCCATTAAGCGATATCTCCGTATCTACATTTCTCGCGGTACGCAGAATGCCGTTGTTGGTGCCGCAATCGCAATTCAGGCCAATGGTCGTGTCAAACCTTCGGTTCAGGACACCACAATTACTGCCGGTGAACTCTGGGTTTCTCCTGCCGAAGGTACTGCTTAATATTTCAACCTGAATAGGGTGGTTCGCCGCCCTTTCTTTTAAGGAGATTTTTATGGCTTACAATGCTAAAAACTATAGAAAACAAGGTGGTTCTGAAACGGTAATTGGGGGCGCTTTGACAATCGTAGGTACGGGTCAAATCGTTGACACCAACGGTTCGCTTGCCGCCACCGGCAGCACAATAGCCGACGCTGCTGCGATTGTTACAAATATTGTTTTTGTAACCGCTGCCGATGCAACTAAAGGTGTTCTACTTCCCGCAATACTTCCAGGTGAAAGAGTCACCGTTAAGAATACAGCCAACGCTGTTCTGAAGGTATGGCCTAACACAGCAAGCGTTCAGATCAACGGTTTGGGTGCGGGTAACTCAATCAGTATGGCTGCATATACTTGCTGTGATTTTGTCGGAGCATCTACTGTGCTTGCCTACACAAATCCTCTAGTTCCATCCTGATAGAAAGGTGCTGTTATGAAAATTAAAATGCTTACCACAAAATGCGGCCCTGTTTCTTCGGAGAATTGGGTTGAAGGTCAGAAGCGCACCGTTTGCGACGAAGAGGGTGAATACTGGATCAAGATGGGTGTCGCTACCTTGATTGAAAAGTCAGTTGTGGCTCCTGCTGAGAAAGCAGTCATTACAGCGCCTGAGCGAGCCGTTATCAAGCCGACTGAAACAGCTAAGGCCGCAGTAGCCCCTGAAGTAGTCAAGGCTCCTGTAGCGCCTCCAGCTGTGCCTGCTGGTAAGTCGCAGTCAGTTGCTTCAGCCAAAGCCACAACTTGGGGAACACCGGAGGTAAAAGCGTGAGATATATTATAATCTGCATAATTGCATGTTTGTTTGCTGTTCCGGCAATGGCTGATACTGAGCAAAGCCGTGATTACGGTGGTCAGAAAGTTCAAGGTGGTGCGTTCGGTTCAATACAATCTGCTGCTATTGGAACGAAAGGTTTCAAATGTTTTTCTACGTTAAATCGTGTGGCTTGGAATGTTAAAGTTAGCGATTCCGTCACTACAGACGGTAGCGGGATAGGTTTTAAAATGTTTTACAATGGTAATGAAACTGTTACGTTTCCAGTTTCAGATTCGTTCGCACAGTACATGAACAGCCCTGTTGCCAAATCACCACAGATTACTTCAGTTTGCTTGCGAGCTTATTCTACAAATGTAATTAAAAGAGCAACTGGATTATTTCAATGAAAAACTTATTTAAAAAGTTAGAAACGAACGCAATGGTCGTAATGCTGGTAATTGGTATTGCGGCCATTACCTTTGCGTCTAGTTTGGATTTAGGTTTGAGTCCCAATCTTATTCAGAATGAACAAAAATTTCAATGGGTTGATCTTACCCCCAAAGTTCACGTTAACTATTCAACAGCACGTTTCGGCAATGTCACAACAGGCAAGTTTGCTGTTAGAACTATCACTTTCACCAACTACTCAGGCAATGACATTGCTGAAGGCTTTACACGTTCAGTAACTGGTGGTGGGTCATCAGTATTTAGCCACTATTCATGTGCATTCAGCAATATCTCAGCAGGTAAATCAAGAACGTGCGGGGTGCGGTTCTCTCCGCTTACACTTGGTAACTACTCAGCGGTAAGTCATCATAGTTGGCCTAATAAGTCTGATATTATGGCACGGTTGTACGGAAGCGGAATAGTTGGAACTGGAGCCTACTCTACATACTGGAGTAATAATTTTACCTGCTCGAATGGTGCATATTCCACAATTATAGCGAATTGCACTACTGCCAATGCATTTAATACTGTAGTGGGTACGACCGAAAATACCATTGTGAGTGGGGCGTATGTCATTACAAAGTCGGCAACCAGTACAACGGACCAGTTGTTCACGTCCACGCTAACAAACCACAATGACACTCAACTGAGTTTTGACGTAACACTGGCGAATGTCACCGGTATTGGCAATGGAACGCCCGTATTTGAGATTAGAACATCAACAGCATCCCAATTTGACATAACTTTAGTTGCCAGCTCTGGAAACTATACTAGTTGGAGAATAGCCTATCGTAATGGTAGCAACTCCAACACCAACGTTACAGGAAGCGCATACACATTTACAGCCGGGCATAAATACTCCATACGATTTATCAGTAAATGTAGTGTCACAACCTCAAGTTCCGATGGCAATTTCACACTGTATATCTCAGATAACGGGGCAGCAGAAACAAGCCAGGTCGCCGTGACAAACATCAATACATTCAATGCTAATATATCGAGGCTGTACGCGGGGGTAGAACCTGGGGCATCACTCACCAATATGTTTACTTATGACAATATTGTGATGGGGTATAAATAATGAGATATTTAATATTAGTATTGATTATAATTTCAGTTACCCCTGTATATGGTGCTCCGTCAGCATCTTTAAATGCTGGTACATTGACCATCTCCGGAAGTGGATTTGGAACCAAACCAGTAGTGACGCCTATTCGGTATGATGATTTTGCTGGTGCAACTGTTGGTAATACAATGGCACAAGCAACTAGCAATTGGTGGACTGATACTTCAAGGGCCATGACAATTACAAATAACAATCCTCGTTATAGTGGTAATAAAAGTGCTAATGCATTATCAGCCGGAACTTCCAAAGGAAACTCCTCTGCATATCCGTATTCCGCTGATCAGCAGGCGTATAGAGATAACATCGGATTTAAAGATACCAAAAAGTTCTATATTAATTATTGGTGGTACTTCGACGCAGGAGCGACTCCTGCCAATTTTTCCGATGCTGTCGGCACCCAATACTGGCAAATTAAATCTACTAGATTACTTGCTGATGTTATAGGCGGATCATTTAATGGTGTGAATTACCCATCATTTTTTGTAGATACACAGAATTTCAGGACAGTAAGCAACCCATACGGCCATGACTACGCCGGGACTAGATATTATCAACTGGCAGACATCCAGCCTGCCTATCTGAGTGATAATACTTGGTATACACCCGGCTGGTACAACGTACAGGTATATGGGCAAATGGATTCATCAATCGGGGCAGGTGACGGCAGTTATTTTATCTCATCATCTAAAGCAAATTTCGGCAGCCCGATTGAAACTGTATCAAAAACGAATATCCAGATGATTAATGCAACTAACCCTAATGGTAATGCTTATTATAATGCAGTATTTTGGGATAATTATTTAGGTAATTTGCCTGACCCTCCGGCATATAATCCGGCGAAATCGGGCGGGTATGCCCTTAATTATTTAGTCACATACGGTGGGGTGTATTACAAATGTAAACTCGCGCATGACCCACCACAATTACCGACAAATACTACATACTGGGATGTAGACCCCTATGGGTACCAAGTATCGACAAACCTACAATACTCAAATATTTACATTGATAATTCATGGGCGCGTGTTGAGTTATGTGATTCAAGTGTTTGGGCAAGTCGAACTCATTGTGAAATACAGCCTGCAACTGCTTGGTCCGATGGGAGTATCACGGCAACATATAATGCCGGGAGTTTCACTAATGGGCAAATGGTATACGCTTTTATAACAACTGAGGCTGGAACACAATCAACACCCAGTAATGCAGTTGTTATTACCAACGGTGCTCTTGACTCGGCCACACCCACAACCACCTCCAACAAATCAGGCAGGATTACCAAACAAGGCTCAACACCTATCGATAAGCTAGTAACGCTTCAATCCAGCGACAATGTAGGTGTTACGGCAACATCATACTGCCTCACAGCCACAAAAGGCGGAACATGTACGCCTGACACACCATATACAGTGCCGTTTGCATGTGGACAAAACATAGCCAACTGTGACTACTGCGTATCGTCAACGGATGCGGCAAATAACACGGAACCGGCGCACTGCTATCATGCTGAATACAAACTGAGGATCAGATGAAACAGTGAGGTGATTATGAGATATTTGAATATTTGTATAATTGTATTGACAATAGCTCTGTTTTCGGCTATGGCTATGGCAGACACAACTTTAAGCCGCGATGGAGATGGGTTGAAGCACACAGGTTATGCCTTTAACACAATTCGCTCCAAAAGTCTTGGCGCGAAAGGCAACACGTTTGCTTGCTTTTCAACGCTCTTGCATATGTCCTGGGAAATAAAAGTTGTAGCGACCGCGACTACCGACAATACAACGCTGCCGTTCTTGATGTACTACAATAACGATAGTTCGGTTCTTTATCCGGTAACTACGTCTTTTGCACAATGGCAGAATGCTCCGACTTCAAAATCACCTACTGTCGTAAAAGTTTGCTTACGCGGGTATTCGACAGCAACAACGCCGGTAGCAAAAACAGCATTTGGAGTCTTCCAGTGAAACTTGTTTGCATAACACAGCCTGCTTCAGAACCAATTGACTTGACGACGGTTGAGGGTCAGTGCCGTATAACTGACTTATCTGCCGAAGCTTCAACGATTGAAACTATGATTCAGGCTGTGCGCGAACGAGCTGAACAGATCACCCGCAGGGCTTTCGTCAAACAGACTTGGGAATTAACTCTTGACGGCTTTCCTTACGGCGCAATTAACTTACCAAAACCGCCGCTTCAAACTGTAGATTCAATTAAGTACATTGACACCGACGGCGTCGAACAAACTCTTGACGTCGCTGCTTACAGAGTTCTCACAGGTGGCGAACCTGGAGCAGTTCAACCTGTTTATGGTTCACTTTGGCCGACGACTTTAGCTGATCTTGAAACTGTTAAGATTCGCTTCACTTGTGGGTATGGCCCGATTTCTCATGACACAAGTTTGAATGTTCCAAAAGCAATTTTGCAATGGATTTTGATTCAAGTCGCAAATCTTTATGAAAATCGTGAATCGCAAGGCGTAGCAATGGGGCGTAGTACAGTGTTTAACTTGGATGCTACTTTGTGCGACGGACTTATTGAAAGTTATCGGATGCCACGTTTATGAGGTCTGGAACGCTCAGACATCTCGTTCGTGTGGAAGTTCCGGTTCAAGTAAAACAGGCAAATGGTTCTGTAGTTACAACTTGGAATTTATACCGTGAAGTTTGGGCGAACGTTGAAACGTTGAAAGGTTTTGAACGGCAAGTTGCTTGCGCGTCATGGCCTGCTTCAGATGTTAAAATTTCATTTCGTTATGTCGCAGGTTTATTGCCCACAATGAGAGTTGTTTATAACGGAAGGTCTTATTCGATTCTTGGTATAAATGATCTTGAGGAACGACACCGGGACGTGGAATTAACGACGCAAACAGGCGTGAGTTCAATATGAAACTTAAAAAAGGTTGGTTGCTACTTAGAATTAAAAAAGCTTCTGAAACTTTCGCTTCTTGGTCTGAAAGTGAGCTGGAAACTTTTAGGCTTAATAAATGATCCCACTCGAAGAACAACTCACAACGGTATTGACACCTGTTTTTGGGGATGAAATATACCCAATAGCGCACCCTGATCCGGACGGGTTAATTGCGAGTGTTAGCAATACCTTCGCAGTCTTTACAGTAATTGGCGGTCAGTCATTTAATAAGCTTGATGGGGATGCTGGTATCTCAAGGGTTCGAGTTCAGATTTCAATTTATGCTGTAGATTACACTGAGTTCAAAGCAAAACTTCGTGCGACTTCCGTCGCAATGGTGGCAGCAAACGAACTTGCTAAACAATATGTGGGAACTGCTACGGACGTATTTGGCGTAGCTGGCGCTTTGGTTAACGTTTCGTCAACTGTCCCAACCGAAGGTAAAGAAGTAGATACTAAACGTTATTATTGCCATGCTGATTTTTACGTTTTTACGGGGGAATGATGACCACTGACACACGAAGTTTATCACCTGGACGAAGAGAACGTGATGAAGATTGTCTTCAACATGAAAGGGAATTGGAAGAAGTTAAACTTATCAATTCTAAAAATTCAGGTAGATTTACGGCAATGCTTTGGTTTATGGGTATAATTGGAACCGGTATGTGCATCGGTATCACAGTTGCCATAACGATGCTTTCAAACATTCAATCTACAATGAATAGCGCACAAGTTAGTATGATGCAACACGCTGAACAAATACGAGCGTTGCGCGACGTTGAAATACCGAATATAAAAGCAAGTATTAAAGATATAGATGATCGCCATAGGTGGGAAGACCAACATCGCAAGTAAATTAAGTTTCTGCAATGGGTAGAAACTATTAAGTTCAAAAAGGAGAACTATCATGTCAATCGCCGCTCAGCTCGCTCAAAATTCTAAGCTGTACATAGGTTCGGGTACAGGTTCCGCAGTAACAATCACCGCAATCACAAAGGCATTTCGTGCTGAAGTGACAGGTACTCACGCTCTTACAAAAGGTGATCGTGTAACTTTCGCCTCAGTCGGTGGTATGACCGAAATCAACACTCTTGTGGGTACTGTTATCGCTACTACGTCAACCACTTCGTTTGTAGTTGACATTGACACACGCGGCTTCACCACTTACACAAGTGCTGGTACAGCTACACCTGTGACTTGGACTCAGATTAAAGAAGTGAAGTCAATCAAGCCTTCCGGTGCAAGTGTGACTAAGATTGACACCACCGACCTCGATTCAGTTGCTAAAGAATATCGTTCAGGTCTTGTTGATAACGGTACTCTTTCTGCTGACATTAATATTCTCGAAAGTGACGCTGGGCAGACTGCTGCTTTGGCTGCTTTTATTGCGGCGAGTGCTTGTAACTTTAAGTTTGTAACCCCTGGCAAAACTCGCACTTTCAGCGGCACATTGTTGAAATTCCCAACGGCACCTGACGCAAGTGTGGATGGTGTCCAGACGGGCAGCTTGGAGATACAAATTTCAGGCGCAATCACAGTTTCGTAATTCAGTTTGAGCGGTTTAAAGTTAGGTTGAAAAGTTATTTTCGGCAAACCTTTAAGCTGTTCAGTTTTAATTTCAAACACCTTCGGGTGATAACTTAACGTCAGAAAGGCGAAATTGCAATGAGTATCTTAACAAAAGCTGAATTGTTTGAAGAAGGTGCTTTAAAAACCGAAGTAGTTACACTGAAAAAAGGCGAAGTAATTGTGTCACAAATTGGCGGTGCTGATTACATTGCACTTTGGTCTGATCCAAAAAATCAGAAGAAAGATGAAAACGGAAAAGACGTAATTGATATGGCTCGGTTCACGCCTGCCCTTATCTCTTACTCCGTAGTTGACGAAGCTGGCAACAGACTGTTCACTGAAGCCGACGTTGAAAAGCTGTCACGTTTCAATTCAGATGTGTTTCTGAAGCTGGCTGATCCAGCACGACGCCTGAATGGTCTTTCTGGTGAAGAAGAAAAAAACTCCGACGGGAGCCAGAGCGAGTTGCCCTTTTTAGACTCTGCCTCCACCTCGGAATAAGGCACCCTGACGAACTGATTGCAGGAACCCCCGTCACGTTGCTGAGAATCCCCCTTGGTACGTGGCGGGGTAAAGTTCGAGAGCTTTGTATCAGGTTGCCAGGGAAACTCGGCCTGACAGCGAAGCAGTTGAACGAATGGTATGCCTACATGAATATTGAGCCGTTCGGGGAGTTCAGATCGGAATTGCGTCACGGCTCCATAATGGCCTTACACGCAAATCTCAACCGGGATTCAAAGCAACGTTCGGAGCCGTTTACAGCAATGGATTTTATGAACTTCGTTGAACGTCCTCCTGAGAAGATATTGACACCTGAAGAAATCGAAGCATGTTTTGATAAGATTTTTGGATGATAAGGAGAAGCCTGCTTGATTTGACAATACTGTTGAAATTAAGCAGGCTTCTTTGTGGGCAATATGAGCGATAAAGTTAGAATGGGTTTAATTGAGATAGAAGGTCTGCGAGACTTGGAAATAGCAATGCTATCGTTTCCAGATAAATTGGCTCGACAGGTGTTATCGGGGGCAATACGAGCAGGTGCTGTTGTGATTCAAAAACAAGCGCGAGAATATGCGCCTAAAAGCGACGCACCTCATTTATTAAAGTCTAAAAAGCAGAAACTAGGCACTTGGATCATGCCTGGGAATTTGAAAAAAATGATTCGTGTTAAAGTGGATAAAAGTGGTACACGCGGCCATAAAATATCATACGAAGTGTATGTTAAAAATAAAGATACGTGGTATTGGCGATGGGTTGAATTTGGAAGTAGTAAAATGTATGGAAGAACTTTTATGAGAAGTGCATTTGAAATGATGAAAGAAGATGCAACTTTAGTTATTAGAAATTATATTTTATCTCGAATAGAAGACGGCGGAAGAACGATAGTTAATACCGGAGGTTCTGAATGAGTTTGGGTGATCTTGTAATAAGTCTTTCGGCTAATACTGCTCGTTTCGATTCAGATATGGGTAGAGCTGCACAGCTCGTAGAGCGTTGGGGTAATAGCGTCGGAAATTCTGCAAAAGCCGCTGAACTAGCCATAGGCAAAATGTCATCTATCGGCATTACGTCAATAGATCGTTTGCAACAATCTTTTAATACTTTAAATATAAAGTCAGGGCTTCAGATTGATAGAGAAGCTGCTAATATACAAGCTGCTTTTGAACGTATTAAGAATAGCGGTGTTGCGAGTGCTAATGAAATAGCTCGCGCTCAAACTGCGATGAAAGAAAAACTAGCAGGTTTGGACGGTAGTGGAAACATGATGAAAGGTCATATTGAAGGGATGAATGGCTTTTCACTCGCTTCAGTAGCTGCAATTGCCAAGATTCAGATTCTTTATTCTTTAATTAATAACATTATGAGCGCAATAGGCTCAATGCCTCGCGTTGTACTCGAAGCTGTAGACTCATATCAATCTTCGATTGTAAAGAACGCTGCAATCATAACGTCAATGCAAACTAACATTAAAGATGTTGCTGGGGCTTATGCTGACAATAAAGCTTACGCTACATCTGTTCAAGACACGCTTGTCAGAATGTCTTCATCTACAGTGGCTTCAGCTAAACAGCTCCAATTGATGAACGATCAATTCGTTTTACAAGGTGTGCTGATTGACACAAATAACGCAAAACAGGTTGACGGGTATAAGCGGATTGCCAACGCCCTTGCTGTAATTACAGCAGGTGATCCTAATAAAGACATGCAATATTCGCAGGAAGTCAGAGCCTTGGTTACTGGTGAAAATCGTCCTGGGGATAGATTGTTTAAGCTCTTAAATGCTCTTGATGGTGGGCAACTTAAAACACATCTTGAAGATTGGAAAAAGATTTCTCAGGAAACGGGTAACTACGGTTTAGTTCTTGAAAAACTCGCTCCGTTGCTTACAGGTTTTGCCGCTGCTTCTGGTGATATAGGCGCACTTTGGGATACCGTTAAGACAACTATGGTGACGATGCGGGACCAAATTTTGAGAGGTGGGTTGACTCAAGGTTTTGCGCTGATTGTTGAAAAGATGAAAGAAATTACAAAATATGCAGATGAAAATAAGGAAAAAATACAAGCTTGGTTGAAAAGTAACTTTGACGATGTTGTTTCTGTTGCTAAAGTTTTTGGTTCAATGGCTTCGGCTATTTATAAAGTAGGCGAGCCTGCCGTGTGGGCAGTCATTACGGCGGGGATGTATAGTGTTGTTAAAGCGTTAGGCGCAATAGCTATTGAAGTAACTACCGCAACGGGTGGACTTAATTTATTACTTGCTGGTTTGGCTACGTTCGGGATGTACGGAGCTAAAAAATACTTTGACAATCAAGCTATTGACACAAGAGTTACAAATCTAAAAGCTAAAACGTTAGATGGCAAAATAACAAGAGAACAATTACAGGCAATTCTTGCTAAAAATCCAATGGCTTCCGATGAAGATATAACACATTGGAAAGAAGCCGGGGCAATCAAGTTCGGTTCTAATTTTCAAATGAATCAAATGGCTATTGATTACATGAAGCAGGATAAAGAACCGGTTAAAACCCCTAAAGGCATTAAAGTCGGTGGTTCTGAAGATAAATACGACCCTTCAAAATATAATTCTTTTATAGGAATGTTTGCTCAAGCGTTGGACGAATCAATTCCAGATAGTTATGAAAAAAGTTTAGGTAAGATACAAACTCGCGTTAATAATTTAAAAACAGCGTATGAATCAATGTCTTTGTCGGAACAAGTGACTTGGACAAAAGCAATGCAAAGCGAAGGTTTTGAGGGTAAGGCAAACGACGCCTTTAAATGGATTCAAGATAAACTAACTAAAAACCTGCAAAACAAAGAAACTATGGCAATGAATGATCTAGTTGGGTCGTTCAATGGTTTTGCCGATAGGTCTGAAGCAACCAAAGTTGAGCGTGATGTAGCCGCTGTTCAAACCAAGCTCGACAGTTGGATAGCTAAATATAGTTCTTTGTCGCAATATACTAAAGATCAAATGACTGCTAAAGGTGTGACTGAAAGTCAAGCTGTGGCTAATGCTCAAGCTGAGATCGATAGGTTAAAAGGTGACGCTGCTGATAAAGATAAACTTAATAGCATTAAAGTACAACGTCAAAAAGAAATACTATCAACTCAAAGTCAAATCACCGATCTTGAGTTTGAAAGTAAAATGGGTTTAATCTCAACAAACGAATTGCTTGAAAACAAACTTAATCTGCAAAGAGAATTGCTTGCTAAAGAGCAATTAGAATTGTCGGATATTCCGGTGGGTATTGCTTTTGATAAAGCTCGGAACGAAGAAATGTTGAAGTTAAATGCTACCCAAAAGCAGATTCTTGAAACTCAAAAAGCTATGTTTGACCAAACTGCAATGGGTGGCTTTAGTAATGCTTTGAAGTCTTATGCTGAATCCGCAACTAACATGGGTGAACACGTAAAGTCAATTACAACTTCGATATTTAAAGGTATGGAAGATGCGTTAGTTTCGTTTGTAGTAAACGGTAAGTTGAACTTTAAGCAATTTGCTGATGCGATCATTTCTGACATGGTTCGTATCTTTATTCAGCAACAAGTGACTGGGGTGCTTGCCCAAGGTATGACAAATATGCTCGCTGGTGGGTATAACGTACCTGGGCAAGACGCAACTGGCCCTGGGATATATGCACCGACAACTTCACCTACGGTAATGACTAAAGTGTTAGCTAAAGCTGCCACATCAACTCCTGGCGCAAATTTAAGCGGTACTTCAGCAGCAACGGCTTCAGCCGGTAACACAACGTTCATCCTGCAAAACAACACAGGAACTCAAATGAAGCAACGTGACGGCGGCTCAACCTTTGACGGTAAACAAATGGTCAAGACAATTATTCTCGAAGCCCTTGACACAGACTATACATTCAGAAACGCAGTGCGAGGTTAATTATGGCATTTCCCACATTATCAAGGGTACCTAATAAAATAGATCGTCAGATTGTTGACAATACACTACGTTCACCTACCGAAGCGGGATACGTTCACACTCGACCTCGAACCACGCGACGTATCTTAACGTTTGACATAACTATGTTGCTGAATGCAGCCGATCTTGCTTTGCTTGAAGCACACGATATTTCGGTAACTGGTTCAGGTATCTTCGGTTGGACGAATCCAGACGAAGGCGTGACATACAACGTGCGTTACAGCAAGCGTTTTACCAAAGGTCGAACACCTGATTCAAAAGGGCTTTGGCCGGTCAATTTCTCCTTGCAAACAGTGTAGAATTGTGCTTATATGCACACATCTGAATATTCGGAGTAAGACTTGAAAAACATCCCACTCGCGCTACGGCAAGCCAAGAACGCTTTTGGCCAAGACTCCCCCTGGTTGATGCTGCTGACGCTCACCTTGCCGTCGCCGGACAATACCGTTTTCAGGATCGTGCCAAACACTGAGGATATTGTTTTTCAGAGTAACACTTATACAGCTTTTCCTGTGCAAATCGAACTTCCCAAAGAAACCAACTCAGGTGAAATTCCGTCGATTTCGTTGCAAGTTTCAAACATAACCAGAGTTCTGCAAAGTCATCTCGAAGCATTAAATGGTGCTTTAGGAACAACCGTTGAATTGATAATTGTCAACGCCGGTTTGTTGTCCGAAGATTATGCTGAATTGACAATGGAATTTGAAGTGCTGCAAGCAACATGTACAGCTCAATGGGTAACATTGAAGTGTGGTGCTTCAAACCCTTTGCGCCGTCGCTTTCCCGCCGATAAGTATTTTGCCGCTCATTGCAACTGGCAGTTCAATTCCCCTATAGTCAGAGCTTCAGGCTCACACCTTGGCGACGAATGTGCCTACGCTGGTTCCGATACAACTTGTGACAGAACTCTTGCCGCTTGTGAAGCAAAGAGCAACGCTCCTCGTTTCGGCGGCTTTCCAGGTCTCGAATCTGGCGGCTTGAGGTTTGCCTGATGTATTACTTCGACCTACTTGGTAAGAAATTTGATTATGGAGCAATCGGCCCTGACGCTTACGATTGTAAAGGTTTGATGGTCGAACTTTTCAAACGCATGAATTTTAAGTTTCCTCATTATGATAGCAGCGACGAACCGGCTGTGCAATCCGAACGTTTTGCTGAAGGTTTGGCTAAATATACAACTCAAATAAGCAGTCCTGAAACTTACTGTTTGGTAATGTTCAAATTATACCCTCCTTACGTCTCCCATGTGGGTATGATGCTTAATTCTACGCAATTCATTCACATAACTCGAAATTCAAGTGTGACGGTGGAACGTATTGATAGTTTGCAATGGCAACATAAAATTGCAGGGTTTTACAGGTTGCTCACATGAATGAAACTTTAACATTAACTAAAATACACAATTCAATAAACAGAGCAGATCGTGATGTAGTTCAATGGAAATACGTACCGGGACAATCGCTTGCTGAAATTCACGCAACAATGCCTACAGGAGTTACGTTTGCTGTTTCATTGAACGGAATTGTAGTACCTGAAGAAAGGTTAATTGAAGTATTTCCCTGTGCTGGTGATTGCATTCTATTTGTGCCGATTATTGGCGGGGCTGATGGCAAACAAATCGGTCGAATAATTGGCATGATTGTTGTAGTAGCAGTTGCAATGTATCTAACCGGCCCTCTTGGTGCTGGATTTATGCAAGGGGCGCTCGGTGCGAGTGCCACGGGTAGTGCATTTGCTTCAGGTCTGATAGCTGGCGGGTTGATGGTGGCCGGTGGGCTGCTTGTAAATGCAGTCTTACCCCCACCTAAGCCAAGCACACCTGCTCTCGGTAATAACTTCAATAACAGCAATGCTTATTCGTGGAGTCCTCAGTCATTGCAGCAACAAGGTGTGCCTGTTCCTCGTTGGTACGGTACTAACAAACTGTACGGTAATATCATAGGCGGATACATTGAAAGCGACGGTGACAAGCAGTATATAAACGCACTTATTGATTTAGGCATTGGGCCATTTTCAAAAATAGCTCACGCTGATATGATGGTGAACGATCAGCCTGTTGCTAACTTCAGTATGGTTGAAACGCCCGTCAGGTATGGTTGGTTAAATCAAGACGCTATTCCGAACTTTAAAACAACGATTGTCGAACATGCTTTATCTCAAAAAGTTACAGTCGTTAACTCCCCGTATACATATACTCCTGCCGGAACTGCGTTTGATGGTCTTGAAGTTGAAGTAACTTTCCCTCAAGGTTTATATAAAATAAATCAACAAACTGGTGCATTTGAATCACAGTCCGTTGACTTGAAAGTTGAAATTACAAACGGTACAGATAGTCACATTTTAACAAGTGAAAGTAATAACGTTACTTATCAAGATATAAAGCGATGGTCGTTAGGTAAATGGATTGATATTCAATCGTTTGCTACAAACCCCAACGTTATAGTTGGAAAAGCTTGGGTTGAAACTACGGCTGGTGATACTGATTACAGTTATTACTATGACGGCGGCGGTATCGGTGATGCTGCTGGTTATATTCCATACCACATTGAAGGTGATGTGGACGCAACCACTGGTTTAACTTGGCATTATTTTGGAAATAAAGATTCGGTTACTTATTCACCTGAATCTGTACCTTGGTCTTCAGGTCAAACCCTCTATTCTACAGTTGTTTCAAGTTCTCAAAAAGTAGTTCGTAGAATTTGGCGTGTGTTCGGTTTGGCCCACGGAACTTGGAACGTTAAAGTTACAAGAATCACAGCAGACAATTCACTTTCTACTATCTCAAACGATCTTTACTTAAGTGCTGTGCGCGAAATGGTGATGACTCCGTTTCAATATTCACGACATGCTTTAGTCGGTATACGTTCACTTGCCACCGATACACTTTCAGGTAGTTTGCGCTTTTCAGTAATAGCCGATTGCTTGGTTGTCAGAATTTGGAACGGTTCGGCTTGGGTTATAAACTTCAGCAACAATCCAGCTTGGGTTCTCTTCGATGTACTGACTCAACCTGTGTATTCAGGTTCGGGAACTGAAGCCGATCCTTACGTCGTTATTCGCTACGACGGCATTAACCCTTCCCGCTTGGATGTTGTTAAGTTTAAAGAGTGGGCTGACTACTGTGACGAACTTGTTCCAAGTGGCGTCGGTGTTGAAACCGAAAAACGCATAACCTTCAACGGTGGCTTTGACGCTGAGACAAATCTTTGGGACGCGGCGATGACTGTATGCCAGATTGGGGGAGCTATACTTGTCTGGAATGGGGTTAAACTAACCCTTGCTATAGACAAGCCGTCTGACCCTGTTCAACTCTTCTCTGTGGGCAATACGGGCGTTGATTCATTTACTGAGACATTTGTTTCAATGGAAGATAGAGCTGCTGAAATTGAAGTTGATTTTACCAATTCAGCTAACGATTACAAGCGTGACAAAGTTACAATCACCAACGCGAACATTAAGACTATATCTAGTAAAGTCGGTTTGCAAATGGTTGGAGTTACTAAAGTTTCAGAAGCGTGGCGCATTGCCAAGAAACGTCTTCTTTATAATGAACTTATAACACGTAATGTTTCATGGAAAGCAGATATTGACGCAATTGCTTGTACTGTAGGTGACGTTGTATTACTTCAATCGGATGTTCCGCAATGGGGCTTAGGTGGTCGAATAGTTTCGGCCACTACTACAAGCGTTGTTTTAGATCAAATTGTAACAATCGCAGCAGCTACTTCCTACAGTATACTGATAAGGTTGGGTTCAGACACCATTGTTGAACGCACAATTTCAAATGCGCCTGGAACTACAAATACTTTGACTGTTACAAGTGCGTTTGAAACAGTTCCGTCGCCGTATGACGTTTATACCTTTGGGATTTCAAATCAAGAATCAAAACCTTTTAGAATTTCCTCAATACAAAAAAGTGGTGATCTTGAAGCAACAATTTCAGCGGTTGAATATAACGTTAATATTTATAATGACGAAGGTGATCCTGTAATACCTGTTCCAAATTACAGTCAACTTAAAACTTGGCCTACGTTTTCAGGATTGGTTCTTACTGAAGGAGTTGAAAAACTTGCCGGTGGTGGGGTTTCTAATGTTGTAAATGTCGATTATGACAACATTTCAGATGCTTCAACATGGCCTAAAGTTGAATTGCTTGTATCTGAAGCCGGTGCTGCTTTTGTAAGTAAAGGTGTGTTCATTATTAACGAGCTTGCTTACTTTACCGTTTCCCAAGGACTTTCGTATCGTGTAGTTGTTCGTGCTATAAATTCAATAGGTGAGTTTCAACCTGTTTCTAGTGGAATTTCTGGCGTAATTACTACAACAGGCCAAGACACAGTTCCTTCAGACATTGCTTCGTTTACAGCTACCTTCGTGGGTAATTTGTTTAAACTAGTTTGGACTCCCAACACTGAATATGATCTAGATTATTACGAAATTCGTTCAGGCTCGTCATGGGGTACGGGGGTGACACTTCAAGCCGAATGGTCTGGTAACTCTTATGAATATAGGCCGACTGCTTCAGGTGCGGTTGCTTTTTGGATCAAAGCATTTGATACGTCAGGTAATGAATCGGCTACAGCGGCTACGGCTTCAGCAACCGCTCCTACAGCGGATGTTCCGACTGCAATCGTCCCTATATCACAACTTCTTGAAATTGACCTTGATATTACTTTTGATATGTCACGGCAAGATACACAATATGTTGAAATCCATGCAGCCTCAACGAACGACAGAAATTCAGCTTCGTGGATTGGGACTGCTAAAGAAAAACGTTGGAAACATCGTGATTTAAACAATGCGACTATTCGCTATTATTGGGTTAGGATAGTTAATGTATTCGGTGAAACAGGTGCTTGGTATCCGTCCGGAATTAATGCAGGCGTTCAAGGTTCAACGATGTCTAACCCGACGGCGATGTTGCAACTCCTGAACGCCGACGTAACGAGCGACAGCGCGAACGCATATCTTGCCGGTGAAACCTCGCTTATCAATATTCTCGACACGCGCAATATGCTTTTCGAGCTGGGAGTAGTGGGGCCGGGAATCGCCGCGACGTACACCGAGGCCATTGCACAGGCCAGCAGCGAGATGAACAAAAACAAGACACTGCTTACCACGTTGAACGGTATGGTATCAGGGCTTCTTGCGCCTGCTGCCTATGATGCCGGGACCGCATACGTTGTCGGAAACCTCGTCACCGGTTCGGACACTCTCATTTATCAATGTATTCTGGCAAGTACCGGTGACTCCCCACCAAACGCAACTTACTGGCAATCAATCAGCGACTTTGCAACGCTGATATCTGATATTCAGACGAACCTTGACGCTGCAACCGCCACATGGACAAGTACGGCGTCAACTCTCACGGCTGATATTGCGGCGCTGGCAGGGTCGCCATCAGGCCGTGTCACGATTGCCGAAACCAACATCACCCAGAACTCAACCGATATCACCCTACAGGGAACGTCGATCACCGGACCGCTGGCGTTTGTCGCCGGAGCTGTTGTTGAATCAGGTGTGCAGATCGAATCTGTTACCGACGTTCTTCCCCTTGAAATCGAAGTATCAAAAACCCGCATCAACATGGATACGGCAAACTCGGCAATCACCCTGCAAGCTGGGCGGATTTCAGGGGCAGAGGGGCGCTTATCCTCGGCAGAGATAGCGATTGACGGCGCGAACGCTGCAATCAATCTACGGGCAACGTCGGCGGATTTATCAGGGCAGGTTGACATACTTTCTGACCTCATCGGGCTGAAGCTCAACGCAACCGGCACAGTCGGGCCAGGGATCGCCATATCGTGGACCGACGGCAGTCACACGCGGTCAAATATCACGCTGTTGACTGATACCCTCGCTATTGCCAAACCGGACGGCACAGGATCGAAGAACGTATTTTCAGTTGGTACGGTTGGAGGGGTGTCGTCGGTTGGGATCAATGGCAATCTCATTGTTGATGAGACTATTACAGCGACCACTATCGGGGCGAATCAGATTATTACTGATTCGGCCAATATTGCGGATGCTGTGATTACGTCGGCACATATTCAAGATCTTACTGTCGATTCATTGCAGATTGCAAATAATGCTGTAACAGTTGCAATAGATGCCACTTTAAGCGATTTCACGAATACGAGCGTGCTCCAACAATGGTATACTGTGAGTTTAGTAGTTGATTCAAATACCGTCAACAAACCGCACTATTTTAGCTTTTATGCTCAATGTGATACATCACAGGCTTTCATTACTATTTATTTCCGCAACAACACAAATACTGCTAATGATAAAGCTATATTGGTTCCAATGATAACGTCTTACGGAAATTTCAATGCCCTGATAGCCACAGGAGGGTATACGCCAACCACGGAAGGGACACATAATATAATAATATTTGGATCACCCTTATCAACGGCCCATTTCACAAATGGAAACTTTTTTATTCAGGTTGCAAAGAAGTAGAAGTGTTTTGCCATACAATAAGATCATCAATGCCAATTTTGCCATCAGGAATGGACTTGCCGTCAACAACTGGGGCTTTATCGTAAAGCTTCAAATCTTCATCGGTGGGCGCGATACGGCCCAAAATGATTGACACTATGCGAGGTTCTTCAATATGCGCTTGAGTCTCAACATAATTCGGATCACCACAACCAGCAATCAGCGCAACGAGAATTAAGATTAACTTTTTCATAACATATCTCCTTGAAGTTATATTTAGCACCACACTAAACGAAAGTCAAGAGGAATTTTAAAATGGAACTCAAAAGTTTGCAAATCGAAGTAGTACTCACCGAAATGATTGCTGAACGTAACAAGATTATTATTGAACTTAACGAACAATGTGTTAGTTTGAAGAAACAACTCGAAGAAGCAACTGCTAAACAGGAGGCTTAAATGTCAACTAAAATAATTACCGTAGCAGCAACTCCCCCAGGAGAATCTTCGGGTAGTGATTATAACAAAGGCGCACCGCTGAATGCAACTGAGTTCGATCAGAACCTTGTCAATCTTCGCGCTGCTGTTGATCGTAGGGCTTTAGCAGCAACACCTACGTTCACAGGTATAGTTACTCTTTCAGATACAACTGAATCAAGTTCAACTTCTACAGGATGCCTTGTGCTTGCCGGTGGTTTGGGTCTTGCGAAGAAGCTTACCGGCGTAAATGCTGCATTTAGCGGGGCGTTTGCTACTGGGACGCTGACGGCGTCTAGTGTTAAGACCGATGGTGTTATTTCCGGCGCTACATACCCGTATAATACCACAGTAGGGTCAGGATCAGACGCATCATTGACAATTCTAACAGCTGGTTCAACTGCTGGTCAGGTTTCACAAATATATTTTGGCGGTGGGGGGTCTGCCGCGCCTGTTATTGCGTTTTTAACGTCATCTGCTGAACGGTTACGCATTACTTCCGGCGGCGATGTACTCATTCCCTCCATTTGGGCGAATGCTGGCGGCACGACAGCCGTAATGGTTGCCAGCGACGGCAGACTCTACAAACTAACATCTTCAGAGCGGTACAAAAAAGATATTGAAGATATCGACCCTGCTATGGTTGACGCTGTTATGGCTGTCAGGGCTGTTTGGCACAAGCTGAAAGACCCACAAGGCCAGGAGTTTGCAGACCCTAGTTTTTATGGGTTCATAGCGGAAGAAATGGCGGAAGTTGAGCCGCGCTTGGTATCGTGGACTCCGCAATACAAAGAGATCGAAGAAACCGTTATTGATAAAGTTGAGAATGAGGATGGCACTGTAACAGAAACGCCGCGCATTGTAACAAAAACCGTAGTTGACGAATCATTACCACTTATACCTGATGGCGTAGATTATCAGCGCATAACAGCCATACATCACAACAAAATTCAGCGGTTGACAGTAATAATTGAGCAACTTGAAATGAGGTTAGCTGCGCTAGAACAAAAATAAGAATTAATTTCCCTTTGCGATTAATTTAATCGCGATGTGACTTGGCAGGAACTACACGAACTTAACACTCTGTAGTTCCTGTTCTAATATCAGAAGAATTTTTGCTGAACTTCGCGTTTATAATAGTTTATATCATATAGTATAGACTTCGTTTCTTCAACATATCTGTCGTAATCAATATTGTTAGGAAACGATTTTGGCAAATCCATAAGAGGAAACGCGCCATCACTTTTTGGAACTTTATTGCCCGTAGCGACGTAGTTTATAGTTCCGGTAGTTCCCTTAGTATAAATCCATCTAACGACCTTGCCTAAATAAACTCCATCTTTCTCACCAGCTCCTCTAACTTCCCGAACGGTTACAAATTTTGTAATGTCTTTGCAATCTTGAATGGTTTTTTCAATCGAAATGTTGCCCACAAGGAGCGCAATCACAGCATCAACGCAAATCAATGAGGTTGGATTCTTTTGCAGCCCTGGCGTTGAATAGCATCCCTTAGCCTTGCATTTTCCGTCAAGTTTTACCGCGAGGTAATTATTGACATCTTTGGAGTAAACGGCAGAATATCTCGTTTCTTCTGTTTGAAAGTTTGTCACTCGTTCCCATTCAGCGATTAATATATTCAGATGTTCATATCTATCAACAGGACATTTAATAATGATACCGTCGGTGTTACCGCTCACAACAGGAATGCCTGAAAGTTCAATCATCTCAATCAGCATTAATAAGTTTAATTGACCTGAAACCGTAGTTTGAAACATAAGGTCTGGACTGTATAACGAACTGTATTTACTTCCGAATTTACCAAATGAACCATTGATTGTAATTTTAAGTGAATCGGCTGTAACTTTATCACCTGACTTTTTAGCCTTAATTCTTCGAGTAACAATGCTTTCGTAAACTCTCAAGAAGTTTTCAGTTAATTGTTTAGGATAAAGTTTTTGGTTAAGTATAATTTGAGGATAAAAGCTGGTGGCGTCAACGTCACAAAGAATTGTAGTTTCATCTGCAATATGTGAAGCGCATTCTTCAGTTGAATGTAAACCGCCAATTCCCATTCGGTAGCTTGAATGACCTACTTTAAGTGACTTTAGTGTTGAAAACTCAGGCGGCTCAATTACTGAACCATTTTCGTGAATAACAAAGTTCGCGTTTCGTACAACTTCAAGCATGTTTTGCAACAATGGAGTTTGAAATTTAACGTAGCATGGAACATTATATTTGTAGACTGTTCCTGGTTCAATAGTAGGTCGCTTTGCCCAATAACCGTTGCTCATTTTAACTTCTGAACAAATTACCGCTTCTGCAATTTGAGCATCGCTCTTACTGCGTAAATCCTGATTGTAGTCGTGAGATAGAACTGAACGAAGTTCTAATTGTGGGGATAATTCTTTTAAAAGGTCAAGCGTACCTTCGAGGTCGTTGATACAGTAGTTGCGAACGTTAAGCATTTCTTCAGGCGATAACGTTTGGTCTGGATTATAAGGTAAATCTTGAAGTCGTTTTGAGTGCATTCGCCCCATATACTTTTTAAGACTTGCGCTGAGGGGTGCAACTTCAATTAAATCCAAATGGTTGATTGAACCCATTTTGAACTTGAACGCTTTCTCGACATCTGAAGGACGCCAATTCTCTCTGATAATGAAGTCGGTAACGTTCTTTAGTGTTTCGGTCGTTGCACCATTAAGTGCAAACCACGTTAAAGGCATGTCGTATGAAATACTATTGAATCCACAAATTGTGAAGTTATGGAGCACAAATAGCAACTTGTGATATTCCAAAACTTTGTCAGCAGTTCTTTCAAAATAAACTATTTTATTGGTGAAATAGCACTTGAATGCTATTAACCAGTATGTAGGATAGCACTCTGTATCGTAAACTAAAATCCCCCCTTTTGCAGCGGTCAGCTCATCGTCAGTAAACAACTCAAAAGGAACTTCTTCGCGCTCTAAAGCAACTGTTGAAGTCTTTGCACGTTGTTTGCGTTTGGCAGGTTCGTTTGGTAGGTCGAAGAATTTCATGCAGGTTTGTCCAATTCTTTACGCATTTTGTCCATGTCTTTAACTAATTTAAAGAGTCGTGTGCGAATTTCGCCGTAATAAACTGGAACATAAACAGGATCGTTCAAATAATCTTCAATATCTGAAATCGCTTCGCTCAATACGTCGCTTATCATAACAAACTCCTAATTAAACTTCAACTTCTTGAATTGTGCAGTTCTCTTCGCTGAATACGTCACAAAACGTAACACCTACTTTTGAAAATTTACCGTCTTCATTAACACAATTTGAATCACTACCTTTTCTAACTTCGTAAGCTAATTGAGAATCTGTTGTAACAAAACCTTCAGTTCTATTTTCATTCCAAACAATAAACGCTTTCATACACTTACTCCTGCTAACACACCTCTCGTAAGTCCGTCCTTAGAGAAAAAAAATGCAGCAGAACTACTATAAAAGTCAACAGTATCAATGCAATGTTCAATACGTTCTAAACGTTTGATATTGAAAGCAGGGCCATGTTTCACGCCTGGAACTTCGCAAACAGCACCTTCGTGTTTGTCTCTATGAGATTGCAACGCACCATCTACAAAGTAAACTGTTTTTTG